CAGTATTACCGCACCTCGCTTACCCTCCTCGCTTCCCTGGGCCCACTATGCCTACTAGACAAAGCACTAGTTGGGTGTTCACACTTAACTTTGAGGGCGAAATTCCTATTTTGCCCTTTAATGAAAGCGTTCAGTACGCTTGTTGGCAGCATGAGAGAGTGGGACACGATCATTTACAGGGATTTATACAATTTAAATCCCGCAACACTACATTGCGTCAGGCTAAGTATATTTTTAATGGACTGAATCCTCATCTGGAAATTGCTAGGGATGTAGAGAAGGCGCAATTGTACGCGATGAAGGAAGATAGTAGAGTAGCTGGTCCCTGGGAGTATGGGTTGTTTATTAAGAGAGGATCGCATAAGCGTAAGCTGATGGAGAGATTTGAAGAAGATGGAGAAGAGATGAAAATTGCTGATCCCTCTCTCTATAGGCGTTGTCTATCAAGGAAGATGGCTGAAGAACAACGTTGTTCTTCTGAGTGGAATTATGACTTACGCCCTTGGCAAGAAGAAGTGATGCATTTGTTAGAGGAAGAACCAGATTATAGAACGATAATCTGGGTGTATGGACCTGCTGGTAATGAAGGCAAATCTACATTTGCAAGACATCTGTCATTGAAAGATGGTTGGGGTTATCTGCCTGGAGGAAAGACACAAGATATGATGCATCTTGTGACTGCTGAGCCTAAGAATAATTGGGTATTTGACATACCCAGAGTTAGTTCAGAGTATGTGAATTATGGTGTAATAGAACAGGTTAAGAATAGGGTAATGGTGAATACTAAGTATGAGCCATGTGTAATGCGGGATGATAATCATCCTGTTCATGTAATTGTGTTTGCAAATGTACTCCCAGATTTGGGAAAATTAAGTGAAGATAGAATAAAATTAATTCGTTGTTGAAAACTCTGCGAAGGCAGAAGTTATAAAAAAAATGTGTTTTGAGAGAAGTCCCACATCGGGTAGTTCGCGAAACAGGGTGAGGGAAGCGAGCAATATAAGGCGAGGTGCGTAT